CACCACCTCTCTTAGTACTCGCTAATCATTACATAGTTTACCCTTTCGAATAAACTATGCAATGCATACTTTCCATCATTGAGAGAATTTACACCTCAATGAGTAGGTGGAAACACACTGCCCCCATAAGGGCCGTGTGGAAAAACCACCTCTCAAAGAGGCAGCCCTTAATTAGGGACTTGTATATTTTATGTCGCGTCCTGCGACTTTTTAAAATTTTTATAAATAAATTTATTGTCACTTCCTGTGACTTTATTTAGAAAAGAAAATGGATTATTAAGCGTGTGAAAACCGGGGTATCCCAACCCAGAAAAGAGCTTGGAAGTCATCCGCTACAGCGCGTGTAATCATACGGTTCTTGGATGTACCTGTCCAGATACGCAACCTCGCACGAGGTGTGAGAAAATCACATGTGGTTGAGGAAGTGTTACAATACTGAACAGGAACCATCCTATACACATTCTGGTAAGGTACTTGCACAGAAAGACCACCAGCATTATAAATGTTAGTAGCTGGTGGCTGTGGTTGTAGCTGAAGAGATGCAACAGTATAATTAGACCGAAATGGTAAATAGCCATCAGACGTAAGTGTACCAGTCTCAACAAAAGCAACGGTATTATTATCTATATTATCAGAACGATAAATATAAGACAAATTAGAGTCTACTCCTGTCGAAATAGGTGTGGTCCTAAATCTCATTCCTCCGCGATAAAAAGCGAAGGGAGCTAAGACTTGGGCCAAAAGAGGATCATAACACTGACGTGGAGGAGTAAGGATGGAAAGATTCCATCGACCACAACCAACGGCCCAAGGTACTAATGCAACAACATCGTTCAAAGCTGCATCAGCATATTCGAATGCTATCACATTAAACCGCTTTATAAGCTGTAAAAGTGACGTAGCGCACTCGGACATACTGTCTTGATTTATAGTATAATCAAGAGGGCCAACAGGTGCTTGACCCGGAGCACTACAAACGATGTCCTCTGAAATGTTTTCAACTTCACCACCTTGAGCGGTAACAGGATAATCCAACCAAGCTCTAGGTTTCTGGAAC